CTTCAGTATATCCTTCTGCTGCTACTGCTTTGAGTACATCAAAGATATTTCTCATCCCCTCATCATTAACAATTGCATCAGCATAATCGGGGAACATCTTTTTCATCCACTCCGCTTTAGTATTTGGATCCAGTGGATTCTTTGCAGGATCTACAGAGCGAGAAGGATAGATACGAAAATCACCTTGCTTTGCAGCAGAGGCAACTTGTTGAATTAGTTTCTCATGACCAATCGTAGGAGGATTGAAACGACCAAAGGTTAGAGTGATTGCCATTCCTTGATCTGGTGCTTTTGCAGCAGTTTGCTCTGGAGCAGCAGGATGATCCGTAGGAAGTCCTGCATCCTTAGGAGAAACTTTAACTAGTTTCTGTCCGCCTTCAGATCTGTATTCTACTTTTTTAGTTCTTGGATTAGCATACTTACCATATCCAACATGAACAAGTCCGAGTTTCTCTGCTTCTGCAGCAGCACCACTCTTCTTTGCCTCATTTAAGAACTCTTTATATCGTTTCATTTACCCTACAGTTGGCATATTAGTTATTTATTATTCTAGTTTATAGTAAGCTGCAGAGTACTTAGATTGACTTGATGCATAGAGATATAAATCTTCAATTAATTGATTTCTTTTCTCGGTATCTTTAATGCCTTCAACAATATTAATAAGTTGCGTTGCCTGAAGTTTAGAATATAACCAAGCATCAGTTGCACCAATAATAACTTTAGTGATATGTGCCTGATCTGCTTTGGTATATTTCTTAAATCCTGCGGTTATTGTTTCAATAACTTGCACTCTCTTTGCTTTATTTTTAACATTTGCAGCTGCATCTGTAGGAACAGTAGTTAATCCATGATTTTTAAGAATCATATTTACTGGTCCTAATGAAATTTTACCTTGGTTTGCTTGTGCTCCTTTGACCTCACCTTGCCATCCTGTCAGTGATCCAGGACCACCAAATGATCTAAATTGAATTTTAGTTCCACCACTAATTTTAATATAACAGTCCATTGATGTATCACTGTAATCAAAACCATCATATTTCTTTGTGCTCTTCATATCCTTGAAGACATTCTTTAATTCAATAGATGCGGTTCTCTTAATTTTTTTGAGTGATACTCCAATGCAAGTATGATTTTCAATTCTCTCTTGCATACATTGATTGAGACCAAGAATAGTTTTTTCTTCTGCCAAACAAGTAATATCAAACTTATCACTTACAATATAAATGTCAGCAGGAGACCACTTATTCAGGTCCATCCTGACATTTTCTATCTTTTTAATTCTCTTGAAGTGCCCTTCAATTGCATCAACTGTTTTTGATCCTCTGTGAAATACAAAATTACCTTTTCCACGAAAAGTATCATATAATTTATTAGCACCAATAACACAAGAATCAATCCAATCATCTGGAAGATCATTCAACATCTTGTCAGTGCTTTCATCAGTCTCAAACAAATTACTAAACCTATTTGCATTCGCTGCAGTTACATCTCCGTTTGTAATATGTCTACCTAATCCAAAAGCAATTGCAGCATATAAACATTGAGATGATTCTGATAGTTTAGTCAGTGCTGCTCCAGCGCCAGATCCACCACCAGCTTTCTTTTTATAAATTAACTGAATCTCACCTTCAGTAGTTTTGATCTGTGTTCCCTCGAAAGAGGATTCACTAGTCTTTCTACTCTCAAAAGGTATTTTCTTATCTTTAAGTTCCTTTTGGATCTTGGTTCTTGCTTCATCCCTTTCCCCAGTAAGAACCCTAATTTTTGTTACCTTAGCACCTGCCTTGACTACCTGAGTTTCATAGTCTTGGAGGACTTCATTGAGTGCTAATAGTACTTGAGAATCGGATACCATCGTTATAAAAAGAACCCTCTTTCCTAGTATTTAGGAGAGAGGGTTGTTATCTAGTTGTTCGGAAATCTTGAAGTATTCAATGATGACATCATCATCGGTCGTCAGCTGCTCGCTTCTCAGACTTAGATACATCAAATACACCTTCGGGATAACGCTTAAGTAGCTTAGAAACATTCTTCAGAACAACTTCGTCCATGGAAATATTTAGTGCCAGACAAACCTGTGCTACATACCACATTACATCACCCAGTTCGATAATCAGATGATCTCGATTATCTTCATTCCATGGTTTGCCTTGGAAGATCATCTTCTTAACAATTTCCATCAGTTCTCCACCTTCAGCATTGATACCAACAGCACCAGTGAGAAGACGCTCAATATTAACTTCCTGCTCATTCAGTTCATTTAGACGAGCGGAAAATGCATCATAGTTTTTGCTAGCATCGCTGGTGACAAAATCAACAAACTCCAGATATTTGTCATAGTCTGCTTCATAAACTTGCGGTTCGCTCATCAGTTCTTCAGCAGGATTTTTCTTACCAAAACCTTCAGTCATAAATTACCTCAATACTTAAAGTCAGTGAATGTTTTACGGGACTTGTTCTTAAACAAGTTTTCGGGTTCTTCATCAAGATCTTGCCCCGAATCAACAAGATCAGTTTGTGCGGATTGCTCTACATCATACAACCTCATCTTTGCCCTGTCAATACCAACGATAAAACGCTTGTTCATCGTAGGGTCATTATACCTGTTTTTAAGTTGTTTGACAAGGATCTGATTGAGTTGCTCCAGTTCTTCTGTACTGATAAGAGCAAACATAAGGTCTGCAGTAGCAGGGAGTCCAAAAGACTCACTGGTATCAGTAAGATCAACATCAGTACTGCCATACCCTGAACGAGTAGTCTGAGTAGCACTAACGATAGGCACATTAAACTCGACAGCAAGACCCCTAAGTTCTTCTGCAATTGCTTTAACATAGGTGTAAGAATTTACGATGGTTCCTTTGTATCGACTACTTGCACAAATGTTTAGATAGTCGATAAAAATAATATCAGGTCTAAATCCTTTCTTTAGAGCAAGTTCATTGAGAAGAGACTTGAAATGACCTGAGTGTGCCGATGCTGTTGGATACTCTTTAATGATGAGTTTGCCAACAGTTTTTTGAGCAAGTTTGATGATCTTAGTTTCATACATTTGTTTAGGAAGATCTTGCAGTTGCTGAATGTTGATGTTCAATAGGTTAGCATCGATTCGTTCTGCAATTCGTTCCTCTGCCATTTCCATAGTAATGTAAAGAACATTCTTACCTTGGAGAAGAGCAGCAGCACCAACATGGCACATAAACAGAGACTTACCAACACCAGTACCAGCAAGAGCAACATTCAATGTCTTAGAAGGAAGACCACCTTTAGTAATCTTATTGAAGAACTCAAGATCAAAGGGAATCTTTTCTTCCTTACGATGATAGAAGTCATAACGACTCTCAAAATCATCGATATAATCATGACCTACATGTTCATCGAAACAAACTCCCAATGCTTCCTGAAGAATACTGGGAATAGCATCACGAGTTCTGGTCTTATCTTTACCATCAGCAATCTTAATTGCCTCAAGAAGAGATAGATAAACTGCTCGATCTTTACACCACTTTTCAGTGGTATTAATCAACCAATCAAAATCAATCTTATCCTCAGTAAAGGTTTTCAGAAGAGTAAGAATATTCTGAAAACCATCCTGACTTAGATCAGTTCTATGCTCACACTCAATGGCAATAGCATTGAGTGGAGGTTGTGTTTGATATTCTTGAACATACTTGTTGATCTCATCAAAAACAACTTTCTCTTCATGAACCTCAAAGTATTCTGGTTTGATGAAAGGAAGAACCTTACGGCAATACTTCTCATTATAAACAAGATTTTTGAGAACGATTACTTCCAGTTTTTCCATCATAGATAATGACAATAGGATCCAACAATGTACTTTTCAGATTTCCCCACTGGCATCCCAGCATGAGGGAACAACCATAGAGGTGGGAACACCAGTATTCTACCAGGTTTCGGGTCGATTGACAAGTCAAGATATGTGAAGTTGGTCTGACCCTCAAATTGATTCTCAGTTAGGTACAAGAAAAATGCCAAGAATCTGCGAGCAGAGTTGTGATCACCAACATCAACATGATCAGCAAATTGATCAGTGCGGTTTGCATCATACTTTTTGATGCGAACTTCCTCCAATGCATATTGAGAAGGAAGTTCATTAGTAATCGAAAGATCAATCATGTATAAGTTAACTGTACTCAAAAGAGTTTTAGTGACATTATCATGAATCAATTTACTTTGTGCTGTGGATGCACCACTATTCACAAACTGAGTAAGATTAAATTGAGTAAAGTTGGGTCTATACTCCCTATCAATCCTATCATGATGATCCTTATTACTCT